CGTTCTAACTGTTCGTCATCCATAAGTTATTTTTGCCTGTATTTTTGGTGCTATAAATAGTGTATACGATATATCAATAGTATTTATAGGATTTTAAAACCATGGAAATCAATAATCAGCAGAATACTGCTCAAAACCCGTTATCTAAACATTTTAGGCAACCTAGTATCTATTTCAAACTACCAAGCGAAGGAAAGTACTGGAAAGATGGTAGTCTAAGTTTATCTGCAACAGGCGAAGTGGGTGTAATGCCAATGACTACTAAAGATGAAATTACACTTAAAACACCAGATGCACTGTTAAATGGACAAGGTGTTGTGTCAGTGGTACACAGTTGTTGTCCTGAAATACACAATGCTTGGGATATGCCAGCAACAGATGTTGACGCTACCTTAATTGCTATTAGAATTGCTAGTTATGGCAACCAAATGGACTTTTCTGCTAAGTGTCCACACTGTGAAACTGAAAACGAGTATGCTATTGATTTAGGTAATACATTAAGTTCTATCCAACATCCTGATTATAACGAATCTATTACCGTTGAGGGTTTATCCGTAAAAATTAAACCACAAAATTATGCAGAAGTAAACAGAGCAAATATGATTGCATTCGAAGAGCAACAGATTTTGAGAAGTATTGGTGATATGGCTGAAAATCCACAAGAAGCCAAAGAAAGATTTGATACCCATTTAAAAAATATTATTGATCTCAATGTAAATACTTTGGCTAGTCAAACAGAATCTATTACTACAGAAGATGGCACTGTTGTTACAGACCTAGCATTTATTACAGAGTTTTATAATAATGCTACTAATAAGACTATTAAAACAATTCAAGAGTATGTTAGTAAATTAAATGTTGACGGCGGAGTTAAGCCAGTAGAAGTTAACTGCAACAATGAAGAATGTGGTAAAGAGTTTCCGATAACAATCACATTTGACTACTCGAGTTTTTTCGCATAAGGCTCTTGTCATTGGACAACGACGCAGTCGAAGAGTTAATTAACAGTTTCGACAGTCAGGTAAGGGCCTTAAAAGAAGATGCGTTAAGAATGAGTTGGTACATGCGTGGCGGACTTCCTTACGAAGATGCTATGATGCTGTCTGAATCAGAACGCAAATCAATATCCGAACTAATCAAAGAAAATCTAGAAACAACTAAAAAATCCGGCATGGCATTCTTCTAGGTCAAGGTGTGGCATAAAAGCCACATGCGATATAGTTATCCTCTTGACAAATCACTAAAATGGTGTTATTATACACTAGTAAGAATACCTAAATAATGAAGCAAAGAAACTTTGTTTTATTATTTGGGTTCTTGCTATTTTTAATTGGGGCTAATCCCCGGAGGAAATATTAATGAAAGTATTAGAAAACGTAAAGAAGTGGGCTAACGAAATCGCTCATTTAGCAGTGACTTTAATGGCAATGTTCATCGCTTTAGAAATTTTATTTGGCGGTAACACAGTACCATTTCTTCCAGGCACAGATGTAATTGGTTCTGTAACTGGCATCGTTAAATCACTAGGCAACGAAGGCTTAGCAGGTTTAATTGCTGTATGGGTACTATATACAATTTGGGAAAAGAAATAACTCTTTAATCCCTCAGTATTCTCGAACACTAAAGGACTACGTAGACGCAAGGTAGTCCTTTTTTTACGATAAGTAATTGTATGATATTGAGCCATTCAAAAAAATTTATATTTCAACGCACTAAAAAGACCGCAGGCACTAGCATAGAAGTCTACTTTCAACCTTGGTGTACTACTCCTGAGCACGATGAACCAACTGACAAATATCGAGAAGCAGTTACAGATCAAGGTATTGTAGGCAGTAGATCGACACCATACGATAAATTCTACGATCACATGCCATGGTGGGAGTTGTATAATCATCTAGGAGATGATGTATGGCAATCATACTTTAAATTTTGCAGTATACGTAATCCATGGGACAAAGCAGTGAGTCGTTTCTTTTGGGAAACTAAAAGAGTTGATTATACAGATATGCCATTTAACGAAGTAAAACGTTTATTTGATTTATTTGTACGTAGACACATTAGAATTCTATGGGATGACAAAGACATGTATGTCAACAGAGGTAAACCAATATTAGATTACTATGTTAGATACGAACATCTACACAGTGATTTAGAAGAAGTCTGTAACAGAATAGATATTCCATGGGAACCACAAAGACTGGGAACATTCAAAGGTGGTACTAGACAACGCAAAGAACCTTATCAGGACTATTATAGTGATGATGGTTTTGTCAAAGGACTAGTAGAAAAACACTCAAGACTTGAAATTGAACATTTTGGATATACATTTTAAAGATGTCTAACGACATCTAACTTCTTCGTTTACACTCGAAGTTCTTTTTTCTAATCTGATTACTTTAAACTAGAATACATTTTATATTGACTTACTCGTATCATCCAGATATAAGTCATAATTCACCTATCCGCAGGCAAATTATGACAAACGCATCATCCGAGTACTGCGTCATACTAACTAACAGAGATTGCTTACACTAGCACGGAGGCGGTCAGCCTGTACCCCCTACTCTTGATTCATCTGGCGGTTACTTGATAATCCCTAGTTAGCGAAATTAACAAGCACGTAGGTTGCTTTTTCTCAGAGCCTACATCATTTGGGTTTTAAACCTAGTTGATTGCCTTTGTCGTCCCGTCCTTGAGTCTACTCTCAAGGGTTCCACGTGCATAGCACGATCTCCTCATAGGACACAGAAATACATCTGCATTAGCGACTGTTAAATGTTCTTTAAATCTTCTATTAATATGTTTTTGACGGAGCCGTTACCTAGTCTAACATTAACGATCCCATTGTAGTTATCTTCTCTCAATAGAACATGTTCTATGATTTGAAAATATACTTCCATATAGTTGGTTTCTCCACGTGTTTTACACAAATATATAATTTCACGTGTGAATTTTTCTTTGCCTAGTTGGTCTATATCTTTGTTGAGCCTGTCTGACGATCCCCAATAGTCTTTCCAATCTGTTTCTACTGTTGATCTACGTTTGTTCTTTTTGCCTTTTAGAGGTGGTCTCTTCTTTACTGTCCAGAAAAACTTACGACCTACATAGTCGTGTCCGTTTTCTGTGTTTGTGATTCTGTATACGAACCCATAGTTGTCATTGATATCCTCAGACTCAAAAGGTTTGCCCTGGTAAGTCCAAGGATTATCATATGATGCCATAATTACATTGAGTTCTTTTTGTCTTGAATTTCTGCTCTACGTGCCTTAGATAATTTACCTAACTCACCAAGTGCTTTACGAGCACGTGCGGCCGCGGCTTTAACACCTTTGCCATCAAATACTTCTGCTTCTGCTACGTAGGCATTAAATTGTTCTACGATTTGTTCATGTATTGTTGCCATTTTATTATTTCCTTATTGAAATTAAACTACTGAAAATCGTCTTTCTATCTCTCGACGATATCTTGCTTTTTCTTTGTTACGCTGTGCTTTTTCAACAGCCTCTTCTAACTTTGCCTTACTCCACCCTTTGATACGGGGTTTTTCGTTTTTGGTAAAGTTTGGATTTGCCTTACGTTTACCTGGGTGTACTCTTGCTGGACCTGCCATTGTATTCTCCTTGTTTCAATATTTAACACCGGTTAACGCCATGGAAAAATTTCTAGTTCAATTCTATTTCTCTCTGCCATTGGTTAGTAAAACTACTTTTATTGTTTTGTTCTGTACAGGTTATTTTACAAAGATAATAAGGATTATCAGAATTCCAAGACTCTTGTATTTTGTCAAACTTATCAATTGAATATTCTGTTGGACCTAACCAACAACAAGGATACAGTTTTCCTTGTGCCGAAATGTAAAGACTGTTTTCACTAAGTGCTTGACACTTTATTTTTCCTTTTTCTACTGTAGGATTATTATACTCTTTTGGGGGATTTAAAAAGTTAACAGGATATTCAATATGTCGTCGGCTAGCCTTGGCCCTAAACCATTTAAATCCTAGTTCACGTGCTAGTTGTTCGCATTCTTCAACTTGATGTTCGTTGTGCTCAAACACTAACATATCCCAATGTGCATTGCCTCCGGCAGATATAAATGCTTGAACATTTTCCATAACACGTTGCCAATTAACATTTACTCTGTAGATATGATTGGTATCTTCTAAGCCATCAAGACTAAAAATTACATAATCTTGATCACAATTCAATATTTGTGCTAGTTTTTTCCACCAATCTGTAGTTCTAATGCCACCGTTAGTGTTCATACCTAGAGTAATATTAGAATTTAGTGATCTAAAATGTTTATAAATTTCTAATGTGTACTTACCAGCGGCTGGATCACCGTAGTCTCCACACATATACATTTTGTCTAACTGTTTAATAGTACCAGGTATTAACAATTTATTGATCTGATCAACTGTTAAATGATGTAGATTATTTTTATCAAATGAAGTATCAAATTCTCTAGCACATTGAGGACAAGCGGCTTGGCATGCATCTGTAGATTCAAGATGTAAAATTTTAGGCAACATCAACGTCGGTATCATACATTGTAAATCCATTTTCTTTGATTACGGTCATTATGTTATTTACACGTCCTGCTAGTTCATCTCTGTGTGATACTAACCAAATGGATTTGTTATGCTCACGAGCCATTTTCTTAAGTATAGCCATGGCATTTTCTACACCACTAGCATCCATACCTGAGTCTACTAACTCATCAATAAACAATAAATTGATTGGTTGATATAAACTTTCCCAAACATCACGGAATGCCCAACTTAAACTTAATATAAGTCTGTTACGCTCACCTCTTGATAAATTATCAAAATCTAAATCTCTACCTAGTTCAGTAATCTCCACAGAAAGGTCATTTAAGAAAGTGACTGTATGTGGCAAACCTATCCTGTCAAGGTACTGTCCTAGGCGAGCATTTAGATAACTTAAATTCTGATCAATGATACGTTTTCTAACAAAACTATCTTTATTAGTCAGAAGTTTATATAGGAAGTCTTGATGTTCTTGTACACGTTTGTATTCATTGATAGGTCCATAATCTATTTCTTCTTCACTTTGCTGTTCCATTTCAGCAATTTGTTCTTCATATGGATCTTCTTCATTTTGTTTAGCAGTTAACTGTAGTTCTAGATTGCCTAAACTTGATCTATGATGTATAGCATCCTCTTGTTTAGAATAGAATGTTTTAGGTTTGTTACCTGCTTCACCTAGTTCTTCTAAAGCACTAACTAGTTCCTGATAAGTTTCTAAATGTTTAGCATGTTCTTGTTCAGCATCTTTAAGACTTGCTTCTTTAGTGGCTAACAACTCATCATGTTTTTCATCATGTACTTCTTGTCCACAAGCATGACATTTATGTTCACGTAGACTTTCTAAATCTGATTTAAGTCCGTTGATAGCAGTTTCTTCACGTTTGTAGTCACGCTCTGCCTGCGTAATTGCTTTTTCAACTTGTTCACGAGCAACCACAGTTTCATTCCACTTGGCTAAGTCTTTGTGCTGTTTGATTTCTTCGTCAATGTCTATCTTCTGTAATTCTTCTAGAGCACCTTTAACTTCGTTAACATCATCTTCGTGTTTCTTAATCCATAGTGCCTGTCTACGTTTGATTGAGTCAACTTGACTTTTCATTTTTTCATTTGAATCTTGTACTGCTTTGATTTTGTATTCTTCTTCTTTAATAGCATCACGTATACGTTTTTGTTCTTCTTTTAACGCATCTGCTTTTTCTGATAGTACTGTAATCCCTAACAACTGTTCAATGATAGCACGTTGATCGTTAGGTTTAAGTGCTAGGAAAGGTTCTGTGTAAGTGTTAAGTGCTACCACGTGTTTGAACATTTCATGACTCATATTGAGCAAACGTTCTATTTCTTTTTGTGTTTCACGACTGTCACCTTGGGCACTATCTTCTGCCTCTTGTTCTTCACCACCTATGTAAAACTTTAATATGTTTTTCTTACGTCCACGCTCAATTCTGTAGTCAATGCCGTTGTGCTCAAAGTCAACAGTAACTAACATGGCTTTACCGTTGGTTTTGTTAACCAGGTTATCTCTCCTGATGTTAGTTAAAGCAACACCATAGAACGCATATGAAAGGGCATTGATGATAGTGGTCTTACCAGTTCC